AACACGGCAGCAGCCCCGGCCGTCGCCACGAAGACGCTCCTCGGCGGCTGACGTGTCCGACGACGCCAACAGCATCGTCCGCCAGCACGCGCAGCTCCTGAGCCAGCAGGCGAACTTTCGCCGCTACTGGGAAGAAATCGCCTACTACGTGATCCCCGCGCAGGCGACGTTCCTGGTGCAGCCCACCGAAGGCCTGAAGCGCACCGAGCGATTGTTCGACGGCAGCGCCGTCCTTGCGTGCGAGCGATTCTCGGCCGCGGTCGACGGGATGCTGACGCCGCGCGCGCAGATCTACCACGGCCTCGCGCCCGAGGACGAGGACCTGGCCGACGACAAGGAATGCAAGTCCTGGTACGACCAGGCGACCAAGGTCCTGTTCCGGCTGCGCTACCGGACCGGCGCGAACTTCGCGAGCCAGACGCACGAAAACTACATGTCGCTCGGCGCGTTCGGCAACATGGTGCTGTTCGTGGACGACGCGGTGAGCCACGCGGACCTGTTCGATCGCGTCGGCCCCGGCCCGCTGTACCGCGCGCTGCCGATGCAGGAATGCGTGTGGACGACCGACCACACCGGCCGAGTCAATACGCTCTACCGCGAGTTCGAGCTGGAGGCGCAGCAGGCGCTCACGCAGTTCGGCGACAAGCTGCCGGACGACATTCGCAATGGCGTCGAGAAGCACCCGTACGCGAAGCACAAGTTCATCCATTGCGTGAAGCCGAACGACGATCGCGTCCCGCGTGCCGGCGACTTCCGCGGCATGGAATACGCGAGCTACTACGTCGCCGCTGCCGGCAACAAGATGGTCGACGTCGGCGGCTATCGCGCCTGGCCGTTCGGGGTGGGCCGCTATGCGATGGCGCCGCGCGAGAACTACGGCCGCGGGCCGGCGATGGCGTGCTTCCCCTCGATTCGCACCGCGAACGAGGAGAAGAAGACGATCCTTCGCGCCGGGCAGAAGGTCGTGGATCCGCCGGTCTTGCTGTACGAGGAGGGGGTGCTCGAGGCCTTCAACCAGCGCGCGGGCGCTGCGAACTACGGGATGCTGACCGCCGACGGCCAGCCGCTGGCGATGCCGTTCGAGACCAAGGCCAACATCCCGCTCGGCATCGAGTTGCTCGACCGCGAGAAGGGCGAGATCAACGACGCCTTCCTCGTGTCGCTGTTCCAGTTCCTGAGCCAGCGCACCGACAACATGACGGCCGCCGAGGTCTACGCCCGGGAGGGCCAGACGGCGATGCTGCTGGCGCCGACGATGGGCCGGCAGGAGTCCGAGTACCTCGGCGCCATCGTGCACCGCGAGCTGCAGATCGCGAGCGACTCCGGCCTCCTGCCGCCGCTGCCGGACAAGCTCAAGCGCCGCGGCGCGCGCTACAAGGTCGAGTACACCGGGCCGCTCGCCAAGATGGCGCGGGCGACGCAGGGCTCGGCGATCCTGCAGACCGTCCAGGCGCTCGGCGAGCTCGCCCAGGTCGACCCGAATGCGGCGCTCGCGATCGACGTCGTCAAGGCGGCGGTCGAGCTCGCCGACATCAACGGCGTGCCGGCCGACATCACGCGCAGCTATGATGAGATCCAGCAGATCATCGCGCAGCGCCAGAACGACCAGGACGCAGAGAACATCGCCCAGCACGCCCCGGGGCTCAGCCTGGCGGCGCTCAACCTGGCCAAGGCGCAGCAGGCGGCAGCCGGAGCTGGCGCCACAGCGGGCGCGCCAGCGCCTAGCATGGCCACTCCTGCGGCACCCGCTGGCGCGTGACGGCCCCGCGCATCGTGCGCCCCATGCGGGCGCTCAGGGCTGCCGGCGAGGCAATCGTCGGTCGCTTCGATTGGCTGACGCGAAAGCACCAGGCCTACGCGGGCCTGTTCCTCGGTCGTGATGATCGACGCCACGGCAATGCCGCGGTCGTGTGGGACGACCTCAAGCGGTTCTGCGGCGATGAGCGCGAGGGCCTGGTCGTGAGCCCGGTCACGCGCCAGTCGGATCCGTACGCCTCGGCGTTCCTCGCCGGCAAGCAGGCCGTCTTCAAGCGCATCCAGCGATACACCTACCTCAACCTCGACACGGAGAGCACCGATGGCAGCATCACCAGCAGCGGCGGCGGCAGCGACGACGGCAGCAGCGGCATCGAGTAGCGCGGCGCCGGCCGCAGCAGCTCCGGCCGCTGCGCCCGCGCAGGCTGCGAATGCCCCCTGGTACGGCACGATTGCCGACGCCGAACTGGCGACCTGGGCGCAGACCAAGAACTTCGCCGACCCCGCGACCGCGCTCGCCGCGTTTCGCAACACGGAGAAGTTCGTCGGCGTCCCGGCCGATCAGATCATTCGCAAGCCCAAGGACGCGAACGACGCAGAGGGGCTGAAGGCCTACCGCGCCGCGCTCGGCGTGCCCGAGGCTCCGGACAAGTACGAGCTCCCGGTGGCCGAGGGCCAGGATCCGAAGTTCGCCGACTGGGCGCGCGGCGCGTTCCACAAGCACGGCGTACCCGGCGAGATCGCCAAGGGCATCGCGACCGACTGGAACGGCTGGTTGGAGGGTCAGGTCAAGGCCGCCGAGGAGGCCGACAAGCTCGCGATCGCGGCCGCCGACACGCAGCTCAAGAACGACTGGGGCACGCAGTACGGTGCCAACAAGGAACTCGCGACCCGGGCGTTCACGACGTTCGCCGAGCAGGCCGGGCTCACGGATGCGGTAGCGCATCTCGATACCGTGATGGGCGTCCCTGCCGTCGCGAAGCTGTTCCACGCGATCGGCAAGGCGGTAGGCGAGGGCAAGTTCGTCGGCGGGCCGCCATCGGCGATGACGATGACGCCCGAGAGCGCGCAGCAGAAGATCCAGCAGCTTCGCGCCGATCCGGACTGGAGCAAGGCCTACCTTGCGGGCGACAGGAACAAGCAGCTCGAGTACCAGCAGCTCCTCGCCATCGTGACCGGCGACACGAGCGGCGTAAGCGCGCTGCAATCGAGGCGTTGATTTTGGCGGAAGAGCCCGCTAGCGTCCCCGCTCGCTTGGTTCACGACGCGATATCCCCCACTGGCCGGCGGCATCTCACCGCCGGCCCTTCTTGGGCCAAGACGAGCGCAGATTAGGGCGGCCCGCCCCCTGCTGACCTGGCGAACAGCGCCACGCCGCGCGGACGTTCCGCGAAGAAGCGGCCCCCTAACCGGATTAGCCCTTCGAGAACCCTGACCACTAGGCTTTTCGGAGGATGCTCACATGTCATTCCAAGTTCCGGCTGCATTCGTGCAGACGTACTCGACGAACGTCCAGATGCTTCTGCAGCAGAAGGGCGGTCGCATTCGCAACTGCGTCGAGGTCGAGAAGTTCGTCGGCAACGCGGCGAGCGCCGTCGAGCAGTTCGGCGCCGTGACGCCGGCCAAGAACCTCGCCCGCCACAGCCAAACGCCCATCATCTCCACGCCGCAGGCGAAGCGCTGGATCTTCCCCAATGACTACGACTGGGCGGACCTGATCGACAAGGAAGACCGCCTGCGCATGCTGATCGACCCCGAGGGGCCGTACACGCAGAACGCGCGCAACGCCATGGCCCGCGCCGAGGACGAGGAGTTCGGCATCTCGATCTTCGCGCCGAACATGACCGGCCAGAACGGCAACACCACGACGAACTTCGCCTCCGGGCAGATCGTCGCGGTCAACGTCGGCACGTCGGCCTCGACCGCCGGCCTCAACATCGCCAAGCTCCGCGCGGCGAAGAAGCTGCTGCTCGCCGCGGGCGTGGACGTCGACGACGACCCGCTCTACTGCGCGATCACCTCGGTCGACCACGACAACCTGCTGAACGAGGCCCAGGCGATCAGCCTGGACTACAACGACAAGCCGGTGCTGGTCGACGGCCGCATCAAGGCCTTCATGGGCTTCGAGTTCGTGCAGTTCGAGTTCATCGACACGACCTCCTACCCGCAGTCGAGCGTGCAGTCGACCACGGCCAACAGCAGCAACAGTTCGATGGTGAACTCGAGCGGCTACCGGCTCGTGCCGTGCTGGTCGAAGAAGTACGTGAAGCTCGGCATGTGGAACGAGGTCGAGGCCTCGGTCGACAAGCGGCCGGACCTTCGCAACTCGGTCCAGGTGTACGTGACT